TGCGTTAGTACACATGTCGTTTAGGGTATTGCTCATAAGCAGGAAGTTAGGCGCTTGGAAACGGTCATCTTTCATTACCGCTTTACGGTTGCCAATTTTACGTAACAAACCGTTTAAGTGCTGTTCAAGCTTGGTGTCAGCTGGCAGATCAATGTCGAACATTGCAACGTTGGTAGCGCGACTATATGAAATAGTGGCTGTTGCTTCATTTGGCGTAACCACTTCACCGGTTTCATCCACAAACTGGATATAACCAAGGTTACAGTTTGCTAGCACGTAGTAAGTGCCAGCGGCCTGCTTACCTGAACCATCAAAAGGTAAGATTTCAGTTGCACCAAACATAATGGTTATAGGGTTAGATGTATTACCAACCGTATTACCTTCTAGGTCGAAAACCTGATGTGGGCGAACAATTGGGAACGCACTTGTCTTAACTACCGTGTTTGAGCCATCTAGTTGTGAAGCAATGTTCTCTGCAGTGACTTCAACCGCCGCTAGGCTGTCAGAAATACGCAGCATTTCATTTGCTAAGCGACGCACAACGATTTCACGCAAAATACGAGAACAAGTAGCAACGTGACGGCCCCATGCATCCCAATTCACACCGCTAACGCGGGTAAAGTGCATCATTTCATTGGAAACATTGAAGGCAATCTTCATTGCATTAATGTATGCCATGTCCATTTTTTGAGTAACACCAGCCTTTGGAATACCGCCACGCTCGAATACTAACCCATCGTTACGGCCTTTGAACGCCTTGCGCTGCTCATAAGGAATTTGTGTAGTTGCTTGTGCACCAGGGTCTGTCTCTGCTGCTACAAGCTGAAGAATGTTCATATCGTGCAGTGCTTCACGAATGACTTCACGACGGAAAGCATATGGCAGTGATGTGTCAGATATGCCACCTTCTTCACCACTTAATACCTTATACTCACGGTTCAGCTGCTGGTTATACTGCCCATCAAAAAGAGAAAGTACTTTATCTACAAACGGGTCGACAGTTTCAGATAAACGAATAGCGCCATTCGAGAATGACGACGTTTGCTTAAGCTGCTTANGCTGCTTACGCACATCTTCGGCAAGTTTCATTGCGTTGGCATTGTGACCAGACGCCAGTACAACAGATCCCATTGGGCCATTGCCACCTTGGAAACCCATACCTGCTAATTTGGTTTGTGCCTCTAGTTCTTCACCCAACACAATTTGCTGTGTTGCCAGTGCCTTTACTTGGCCGTCTGTCATATCGGCAGTAATAAGTTCAGCCGATTTTAGCAGCTTCGCTTTTACACCATCAGAAAGGCCTTCAGTGCCATTTACCTGTTCAGTAAACAGCTTNTGACAACGCTTTGGCTTTGTCAGCTTCTAGCTTTTCAAATAGTGATTTTACGGCTTCTTCCGTTAAGCCAGTAGACGTATTAACCGTAACGTTAGGTACAGTCTCTGGTGAGGTTTCAGCTAGTGCTAATGCCGTTTCTTGCAGATTCGCCATGAGTGTTTTTTGTTGGGTTTCATCGGAAATTCCCTCAAGCACTTTTTTGGCCGTTTCTACCCATTTTGCAATGGCCGATTCGCTTAGCTTTTTATTCGCAAGCGCCTCTTTAAATAACTTAATTAACTTATCCACGTTTGATTCCTTAGAGAATTGAACCGCCAGCTGCTGTGAAATTAGCTGTATGCCATCAAAGTTTTCACTTTCTGATAGCTCTACACGGTCTAGATTTTTAATACAGGGGCGAACCACCAAACCAGCCGCTAAAAGCGTGGGACCAAATTCGGTATGGGGCTCTTCGTTGCTGACGAAATTTTCAATAAATTCCGCTGACAAGTAGCGATAACCTTTCTTTTCAATCAGTTCTTGACCGAAAGGCGTCCACGCCACTTCACCACGCAGTTTGTTCCCATCCAGGAATAAGCGTGTAATTGTGCCTGCTGCACCATCACTTGGGTTATGGGCTTTATCTATGAATATATCCTGACCAAAAACACCTTTATTGAAGTTGTCCACCATGCTTTGCAACATTGTGGTGCTAATTTCAAAATGTCCGTAGCGAGGGTCAAAGAATTTACCCGTTCGGGTAATGGTAACCACTGAGGTTTTTTGTTCGGCATCCACCGAAACTGCAGAGGCAAGAAAGCGCACCGTTTTTGCAGGAGTAGGTGCTTCCAATTGGATTTTTCGGTTGTGTTGGCTCATGTCCATACTCAACTATTATTAACCTAGTTTGAGTGTGGCAGCGTAGAAAACGCAGCGTTAGGGCAAACTTTTAACCAAAACGTTTTTTCAAGGTCTTCACTTTTGACCTGATCATGGTTTCTTTTAACAGGTCATTTTGTAGCAAGTTGTTCTTATAAACACCCAGTACACCAATGCGAATATTGCCCGATTGATTGCTTAACCACTCTATTCGGTCTTGCTTGGTGGCTCGGTCTTCGTCGGTCACTTCATCGGTAAATACAGCTTCTACATAGCTAAGGGTATTCGGGTGAGCAGGCCACGGGTTTTTGCCTTTTGGGTAAACGCCTCTGCCTAGGCCAAATCGATTCACGCTTGCATGCATGTCGCAAATATCCACCCTTGGATGATTAGGGCTAAGTAAAAAGCGTGTACCTATAATGTCGTCATCATCTGCCAGGCTATTTTGATAAGCCATGCCATGAGCACGATTTATTTCTGTTCTAAACAAACGCCTGGCTTGCCAATAAGCTGCATCTTCATCCTTACTTTGTGCTTTGAGCACGTTTCCTATCTTCTCTGCAGATGCATTATTGACTTTGTTTTGAATTTCTTTAGTGGGCAGCTCGTTGTTGGCTACCAAACTGGCCGCCGCTTCGCTGGCCGAATGCCCTTGAATAACTGCGCTGTTTATCGCTCTTAGCACTTTATTCTTATTGTTATCGTTAATTATCCAAAGTCGGTCAGATAACTGTAAACCGTCTTCGCCAGTGAATTGTTTAACGAAACGCGTTGTTCGCTGGGCAATATCTAACGCCGATTCAGCTGCTGAGTGTGATAAAAAAGGTTTTACACCAATATTGGCAGAGGCCAATAAACTTCTGTTTAGCAGTTCGGTTTGCAGACCTGCCAGATTATTAAGCGCACGTTCTATGTCGGCTCGTAGTGCGGAAAGTTGTTGTAAGCGAATAATGCCGATACTGTCAGCATAGAAAAGTAAAATGGTTATCACCTCTTCCAAGCTGCTTTCGTAGTAACTCTGCAATTCAGCCAGCGCGCTAAGGTCGAGGGCAAAGTACTCTTTTAAAGCTAATGCCTGAGCCCTTTTTATTATTGCTTTCTTGCGTGATAATTCGCTCATGATCACTCACTCATAATATGGCTTGTACATCATTAATAGAAAGCAGGCGAACCGTGGTATCAGCAAGTTCATACCTAAAACCAGCATACCTACCTAGTAAAACTCTATCCCCTGGCTTAACTATCATCGGCGCCCGTTTACCGTTTTTAAGCACGCGACCTTCGCCAACAGCTAACACTGTGGCTAGGTTTGACGGGCGACTGTCAATAACCTCTAAAACAGACGACTTATCTGGTTTTTCATCAGTAACAACTAGATTATCACCAATGGGTTTAAGCGTTTCGGACATAGGTTGCAGACTCACCTTTGGGCTCATTACCAGGTGTAACCTTAACACGAGGTTTGAGGCCGTCGTTGGTTAGCGTGCCGTCATCATCGTCTTGTTCGCCAGGATAAGGATCACCACTCGACTTCTGGTCTTTAATTTTATCCATAACGTAAGCAGGTTCGAAGCCTGCCGTTTCCCATACTAATGAGTCTGGTACACCCAAAGCTTGATACTTAAGCGCCAGGTCTGCTTTCTGATTACGTGTTTCCGTTTTGCGCTCGGTGAACTGCACATTGAAGTTATATGAGTCGGGATTAATACCGGCTAACAGCAGCTGCAGGCGAAAGCCCTCAAAGTAAACCTGTGAAAGTACGTCCTGTAAATCTTCCACTTCTTCAAAATAGTCCTTTTTGAGGTCTTCT